GGAGGGGCCGTCCATAGTGAACTGGTCAACACGCCACTCACGACGAGACTCAGTGCCACCACCAAAGAATCCTTTCTTATTAACATCAGAAGATAATGACCTCTGTGATTCTAAGATAGCAGGATCGTTTGCTCGGTATTCAATCTCATATCCATCCTTACCTGCTTTGATAGTATAGGATGAATAGTCTCCTCTAGGAATATTGATAGTAGGGACTTCTCTCAGTTTAGGAGTATTGTCCCTGACCACATATCCTAAAAGTCCAATATGAGAAATACCAACCAATGCTCCTAGTGCAAGTGCAATACCCTTGACGGGTGACTTGCTCGGTACATGCACGGTGACTTGCTCGGTAACTTGCTCGGTCTCTTTTTTCTTAGGATTAAATATATCCATGATCAGAATGGCAATGCGCCACCAGTTGCAGATGGCAATTCTGGCACTTCAGGCATTGCAGCGTCTAGCATCCCTGGAAGAGCACTAGTAACTGCTTCTGTTGCTGCCTTTGTTGCTGCTGCTGTAGCACTCTCAATGAGTGCATCCTTTTGCATATACAGATAAGCACCACCCCCTACGATAGATAAAGAAACTAAACCAGATAACAACGCGACACCGTTAATCAATTTTTGCATCTTTCTTCTCCAGTGTAGGTGCTTGTTTTGGCTCGTCATCTTCCTTCTTTTTCTTAGAAGGCATGACACCAAATGTAGCTAACGTCCCAGTAAAGACACTAGCGATAAAAGTTGGATCAATATTTTTCTGAGGAACGCCAGGAACAGTTACATAATTAAGGGTCAGAATTGCTGCTGACCATCCAAGAATAATAACTCGGACGAGAGTTGATACACCCTCATCCGCCCACTCAAATTTGTTTTCCTTTTTGGCTTCCTCTTTCTTTGGATTTGACTCCATGAGTAAAGAGCAAGGCTCTTCTATTTAGGATTCTGTAGGTTGTCTTTTCTTACCAATATTATACTTAGACTCTAGTGTCCATTCAGTCTTTTCTTTATATGCAATCACTTTGATTTGACTAAGAGGTGCTGCATCTGTTACAGCATCTTCCTTTACAATCTCTACTAAACCCCAATCAGATAAGAGTTTGATAATTCGATTGCGTCTTTGCATATCATTCTCAGAAAGATTTGCTCGTTTACCATCCAGTGCAAATAATTCTTTAAAGTGTACAATATAATATTGACCTTTCTTATGAAGAATATGGCAAGATTGATATAGTTTTTTTTCTTTCTTTGATGCGACACCAATACGAGTTAAAGTTTCTCGGACCTTAAGAAAATCATCAGGCTCCTTCAAAGAAACCTGAATCATATCCTCTTTTGACCAGACGATATCTTCGCTCATTTTTTCTTGCCCCCTTTATTCAGTTTATTTTTAATGACATTGAGTTGATCAGGAGTAAGAATGTTAAGAGCTTGTTTTGCTTTTTCGTTACTATATCCATAGTATTGCTTAACAGCGTCCAAATCATTAATCTTCTGCTTCTTGTCCCAAGGAGAAAACCTTTTACGAGACCTGACGGTATTTATAAAGAAATCATACTGTAACTTATTATCAATATGCTGACACATATTCATCTCATTAGAATACATCACAGTATCCATGTGATGTGACATGCACTTGTTTACAATATATGCTGGATATTTCTTTTCCCATGCAGGATCATCAGACTGCATAACACTCTTCTTTGTGTAGTTGATAGAGTTAAGATAATCTTTTAGTGGATACCTTTCATCAAATGCCATAATTTAGAAGAAGCAATTCTTTTCGTTGTTTTTGATCACTCATATATGATCCGACAGATCTCATAGTATATGTCAAATCAAATTCCCCCGTTTGCCACCCATCAAATCTTTCTTTGATAAGTTGAGATGCATTATATGATATGAGTTGATGACCAACAAATCGGTCACACTTGATAGCAAAGTGGTCGTGATTAAATCCACTATGCATATTCCCTTTCTTACCATATAGATTAGATCCAATCTCATATGGTGGATCTAGATAAGTAAAAGTATTCTTATCATCAGTAAGGAGTTGCTCGTAACTAAGATTAGTAATCTTCCAACGTCTAATGATCTTTTGATACTCAGGAAGTTTATCTATTCCACGCATTGAGAAATTGGAATCAGACGCCTGCCTGCTAAAGGATGAGGACTCAGTGAGACCAGAAAAAGAGCACTTGTTAACAACGTAAAAAGCAACAGCACGAGATAGGTTGGATGTTTGATCATTATTTAATATGTCCTTAGCATCTAAAAATAATTCTTTTGCAGATACTGGTTCTGGATGACGATACTTAAGTTGGACTAACTGATCACGGAGTTCTTGTCCTTGATCCTGAAGCACTCGCCAGAAGTTATAGAGTGGCACATACAAATCATTTACCCAGATGTCTAATTTAGGATATGTCTGAGTCATCCAAAGAGCAAAAGATCCACCACCAAGAAAAGATTCACGGTATTCAGTATAGTCATTCATGTCAGGCAAATACACTGCCATCTTTTTGATGGCACGAGACTTCCCACCAGGATAACGAAGAGGGGTTTTCAAAGAGGTCATAGAATGAGTTTCTTCTCGGGTGCTACAATGCGACTAAACATTTTATTATATTGCTCCACAAGGTTTGGTGCAGGTTGAGTAACATACATTACATGTGACATTGAAACTTCAATATCATCAACAGCAGGATCTTGAAGAGGTGCCCATGGGGCAAATCCAAGTTGTGTGCCATCTTCATTGACAGGCATTGCAACAATAGAATCTCTAATAATATAACTATTTGATTTTTCTTCTACTAGATCAGCAATTACATTCTCACCACTGATGAATCTAAAATACTTTACGGTCATTTGAAATTACACTCCAACATAATTTGAGTAAGGGCGGCAAGGAGATTGATCTCCTGGTCTGCAACAAAAGCAGACTTATATTGATACTCTGCAATGATTAACACTGCAGCAGCAACGCTAGGTTTGTCCATGATATCTGCAAGATTATCATAGACCTTGCGAAGAATAGCAGACGGATCACTATCAAGATTTTGAGTGACCCACTTCTTCACATCATTAAATTTCTTCTCCTTCAATGCGACTGTTAGGTCTTTGATATTAGCATCACCTAACGTCGCCAGAATACCAGTGTCGATAGACCCTGTGCTGGAATATCGCTGTAACTCATTGAGAGTCCTTCGGAAGTCTGGGAAGTATTTCTGGACGACTTCTGCCAAAACTCTAGGAGCGAAGGTGACCTTCTCGCGCCCGAGGATATCTTCACAGCGTTTAAAAAACTGAGCAGCAAGTTGTTGTTTCGTTTGCCCACGGACATTGAATTCTACAACCGTCGTCCTACTATGTAGGGGGTCAATAATTTTGTTTTTGAAATTACAAGTGAATATGAACCTACAGTTTTTTTGAAACTCTTCGATGCTGGCACGAAGTAGAAGTTGGACATCTGGTGTTGTGTTGTCTGCCTCATCGATGATAAGAACTTTGTGACGAGCAGAAGCAGTGAGAGACACAGTAGAGGCAAAGTTTTTTGCCTGATTGCGTACAGTGTCCAGGAATCTACCTTCATCCGATCCATTAATAACATAGTAGTCAGCACCCAATTCTTTACATAGTGCTTTAGCAATGGTAGTCTTACCAACGCCAGCAGTGCCAGAAAGGAGTAGATTAGGAATCTCTCCTTGATCAATGAAACTCTGGAAGGTTTCTTTCACATCGGCAGGAAGAATACATTCCTCAACAGTCTGAGGACGATACTTCTCTACCCATAAAAAATCATTCATAATAAAAGTGGTTATCAGTTGTTAGGCTCAAGTGCAATCAAATACTTCACGTTGTCTGCTTCAAAACGAGCAACGTTGTGCCTACTAATAGTAACATCATAACCCTGATTATAGAGTTTTAGATTCTCCATCTTAAAGCAATAGCAAAACTCATCATCAGTCTCACCAACTTCAATAGAGTAACTGTTAGAAGTTTCATTCTTCTTATCAGTCAGACAAAGATTCATAGTGCCTTCGTGACCGAAAAGACACAGATCAGGCACTCCACAAATAGACCATGCTTTACGAATCTGTTGAAGGACGGGTGCTTCAAGACGGAATCTCACATCTTCAGTAGGAAGATCAACATTCTTTTCAGGTGGTTGGACGATAATGTCAGGATCTGAATAGAAGAATTTTACCTTAGAGCGACCAGCAGGAGTGCTGATAACAAGATGCTGATCTGCATCGGTATCAATGACAGGTGTGCCTTCAAATAAATTGAAGACCTGAATCAATGATGGAAGATCATAGATTGCCATGTTGCGATCAAAGGTCTCTTCAACCTTTGCTTTGGCAAGAATATTCTTATTCAGACTCAGAGTCTGAATCTGATTGCCAGGTTTGATAACAATCGATTTGTTGATTGTTGAAAAATTTTGCAGGAGATCAATAGTCTCTTTAGAAATTACGGTCATTGAGGGTAGGTTTCGGTAACTTTAGTTTTGTCGGAAAAATGTAGGAGGAGTAATCCGTAGTGTAAGATCTTAATGATATCACGACGGGCAGTGCCCTTGCGATCATATCGTGAGGCATACTTTAAGATGTTGCTACGGCAGAATGCCTCAGCGTCTCCACATGCTTCGATCAAGTCTAGCGTTTGAATCTCATCGTTGCCAGCAGAATAGTGTTGTCCATAGGTGCCAGCAATGTAATCACGCAACTCCTTGAGAAGCGCATCTTCATTGTACTTCATAATCAAATGGTTTCTTCCTCTTCATTATATTCGGAATCTTCTCCTGCGTCAACCTTTGTATAGAGATCCAGGAAAGATTGTTTTGTATCGTCATCAAAACGATTCACACACTTAGTGATAGCATCAAGACGATCACCAAAGATATCATATGCCTGCACAATATGCACTAAGCGGCGAGTGGTAATGATCTCATCACATCCACCATCAAAGAAAGTTTTACGAATTGCTCCTGCCCACTTAATCAGGTTGTCTGCAAAGTCTGGATCACAACCAGCATTTAGCAGGATCTTAGTTTCTGTCGCATTAGTAGGATACTCTTGCTCGAAGGTAATTGGGAAACGCTCAAGGAATGCTTCGTTGAGCATGTTTGTGCCGATGAAGCGACCATCATCAGATCCCTTACCTTTAGTATTTGCAGTTGCAATAACATTGAATCCAATAGCAGGACGGACATACTTACCAATCTTCTTCAGGAAGATACCTTTACCCTCTAGCACAGACTGGAGACACAAGATCTTATTAGATGCCAGGTCAATCTCATCTAGAAGCAACACAGCTCCCCGCTCCAGAGCTTCAACGACAGGACCATTATGCCAAACAGTTTCGCCGTTAACAAGACGGAAACCACCAATAAGATCATCCTCGTCGGTTTCAATGGTAATGTTAACCCTAATCAACTCTCTATTTAGAGCAGCACATGCTTGCTCAACAGAAAGAGTCTTACCATTACCAGACAGACCAGTGATGAATGTAGGGTAGAAACGACGTGATTGAATGATCTTTTTGATATCCCCGAAGTTTCCATAGGAAACATAACTAGCATCTTTGTCTGGGATGAGACAAAGATCTACACTATCATTATCGTTTAATTGCTTTTCAAGTTTTTCAACAACAGTCAAATTCCACTTACCACGACCAATTTTATATTCTTCCAGTTTCTTACATGCAGTTGGGTATGAGATTTCTAAGACTTGCGCTGCAGCACGGACTTGATTAGTGTCAATCTCAGTGCCATACCCAGTCGTCAAGCAGTCGATCAGTTGATCAGTAGTGACGCGATGCATTGCTTTCCTCTTGATTACTTTGTAATTATAGCAGGTCTTGGGTTGGTTTGGGTCAAACCCAAGACGGTTTACGATGTGGCACACGTAGGTAGTTGGATGCTACCCATGGTTTAGATGCAATATACATCTTGTAGGCAGTGAAGATATCAATGCTTGTATCATACTTATACTCGTCAGGTCCTGCAAAGACAAAAGGAGTATGGTCATCCAATGATACTTTGGGAATGATTTCGTCAGCGGCAAGGAGAGTCAAGAAACAAGTATGGACTTTGCCATATCGTGCTGCATACTCCTCACATAAAGCAAACCCATGCTGCAGCAACCAGCGAGCATTAGATACGGTCTCGTTTGCCCACTTAGTG